TTTTTCATAACAATTGCACCTGCACCCTGCAACAAAGAGTTTAATGCTGCGTGTTCTGAGCGCACCATAATGTGCCGTCCATCTAACCCACGAATCCAACCCCTTGCCGCTGCCTCAGTGACTATCTCCTTTAGACGTTCAAGTGCTGGTGTCTTGCGAAAGAAAGTCTCCATGATGCGATGCCCTTGTCTGGAATCACCACCGATGATAGAACCAATCTTACCTGCGCCAGCCCCATACAACAAAGCATAGATGAAGGTTTTGGCTGTGTCCCTATCAGGAAGGCCAGCCGCCCTCATGTTAACTGTGTGTATGTCTGTCCCGTCTTCCTTCTTCCCGTGTACCACAGTGTTGATGTACGCCTTGTCCTGCATGTAATGGGCTAACATCCGTAGCTCAAGCCCACTAGCATCTGCACCGACCAGCTTGTTACCAACCTCCACAGTCCACAACTCCCTGCACTCCTTACCGTACTCACTACCACTACTAGGTACTTGCGCCATGTTAGGGCTGTGATGCGTCATACGCCCCGTCACGGCTCCGTTTGTTATCACCCTACCATGCACCCTACCATCAGGCTTAACCACGTCAAACCAGCTACTCACCTGCGAGATGCGTTTCTGTAGCATTAGATACCGAGCAATTAGTTTAGCCTCTGGTAAGTCAATGCCCTCTAACACCTTCTCGTTGATGATGGTACTCCCCTTCTCAGTCTCCTTCGTAAACTTAACACCGAGGGAGGTAAGCCTCTCAGCAATCTGTTGTCTACTGCCGGGGTTGAAGGCGGTTACCTTATCCTTCAGCTCTTTCCCTGTCTTCTCGCTGACACGCTTCTCCACAATTGGAGGAAACGTAGCTTGCAACTCACCTTCAATATCAGCAACCTCGCCTGAAAGCTGTGCCAATAGAACCCTACCCTTAGCCTCATCAAATCTAAACCCATGCCTTTCTTGCTTACACACGATAGCGGCAACGTCATGCTCAAGCTGCACACTCTCACCCCACTCAACCAACTGTTCATCTAGGTACTTATACAAGTCAACAGTTACTGACACGTCCTGTCTACAATAAAAGCGGTTAAGGCTATCAACTGGATCGTCATAAGGATCAGTAGAAATCTTGTCATATTGTAACCCTTTCATCCAATGCCAAATACGGGTGTATTCAACCTTGTTATTCCCCAGTCTCTTGCCCCACGCCGCCAAACTGTGACCGTTTTCGATAGAGGGATTGAGTAGCCTTGACATTATCAAGGTATCTCTCACTTTCTTCAAGCCAATCCTCGTCCCCCAAAGCCTGTTGAGCACTGGTGCGTCGAAGCCGATCAAGTTGTGTCCGATCAATCTCTCTGCTTTGTTTATTAAGGGTATGAGTGTATCCGGTTTTGTGTGACATATGTATTCGCCTGTCTCGCTGTTATGGGTATAGCAAAGCCATATCTTACTCTGCTTGCTGTCTGTCTCGATGTCGAGAACTAAGTCCACATTACTTTCCTTTAGCAATTTCAATTTCAACTAACTTCGCATAACCACCTATGTCGTGCCAACTGTCATCATAGAACGGGTCGCCATTAACAATACGCGCCAGCTTGTTGGCAATCAAGTCCAAGCTTTCCTGCATAAAGGGTTCCATCCCCTTCCAACTAGCACCACCACGCATAATATCTTTTAACCATTGTGACGTTGCTGATACATTCCTGAACTCACCGTAACGATTCTCACGCAATCCTAACGTCTCTGTTACATCTTTCATAAACTTAATTTCTCCTGCGGCTTCACGCGCTGACATATCACGATCTTCAAAATACTCCCAGTCATCATCTGGTCGTAGCTCATTCAACTTAACAAAAGATGGGTTCCTCAAAACATCCCCTTCAAATCAGGCTTACGATAACGCTCACCCTTCTTAATCTTACCATGCTCATCGAACTCAGGGTAGCCCTTGTAGTTAAACTTAGACCAGTTACTGTTATTAACCTCAGTTACCGCTGCATTCATATCCATCTTAGCGCACACACCAACACCGACAGCCGTAACAATTTGATCTGCTAATGAGTCAAGTAGCGGCTCACGATCTATTGATGATACAGTCTTATCACCTGCCTTCAATGAGTCAGCAAACTCCTCTAAATCATCAAGCGCCCTAGCCAAGTCACTGTTAGCATCTATGTTTAACGAATCCATCATCTCAATGAACTCCTCAATGTGACAGCCTATCTGAACATCTAAGTCACGCACCAATGGTTCTGGGCGCGCTCGTCTATGCCATAGGGTTATGTTATCAATCAAAATAATGCCTCCTCTGTCTGTTCAATTAACAATCCATGTCGTATCTTGTATGCTCGTTTCTGCACCCACTCAGGCTTGATGCCAAAGGGGTTGAAGCATACTCCTGTCTTACTGCAATACCCGTACTGTTCTATTTCAAGTTTAACCATAATCCCACCTGTGCAAATGCGTAGCCAATCCATATCATACCGTTAGCGCCCTCACCTTTATACCATTGGAGTACCCCGACCGTCAGGTAACCCAAGCCCGTAGCGCCTACGATTACCTGTTCAATCATATGTTGTCATCCTCCATAAGGTCAACCGATTCCGACAGTATACCATTCTTTTGGTTATATTGCAAGCCAAATTTAGTCCCAGTCGCGCGACCGGTAAATCTATCTTTTAACACACGAAACGTAGTGGTCTGCCGCTTGATAGGATCGGAGTGCTGCTTGTTGCGCTCTAACCCGAACATATAGTGGCTCCACCTAGCGATAGCACGAGACCCAGTAAAGTGTTTCTCTAGCACACGTCCACCCTCCTCATGCGCCTTACCCTCTGGTGTGGTGAGGTGACTAATGAAGTGGATGATGATGCCTAACTCTTGTGCCAGTGAGGCCATGTCTGCCATGATACCGTCCAGCGCACGTCTCTCATCCTGCTCATTAGCCGACAGCGCAGTCAGGTGATCTAGGTAGATGTGGTCAATGTCATAAGCCTTGTTAAAGAACTTGATGATATTCTTGATACTACGCCAGCCCATCGCACCGAAGTGCTCCATCATGTATAGCTGTTCTCTGGCCTCCAACCTGTCAACACTCTCCTCGTACTGCTCTCTTGTCCAATCCATATCAGGCACATGGTACAGCTTCTTATCTAGCTTGCCCATCACACGCTGACTTGTCTCTACCACGTTCTGCTCAAGGTAGATAACACCAACCCGCAAGCCCAACTTGTCAATGTCATAGGCAATCTGTTGAGTAAACACGTCAGTCTTACCGACCCCAACACCAGCACCGAAAGCATATAGCTCACCCTTACGTCGCCCATAGGTTACCTCTGTTAGGGTATCGAAGCACCACGGCACACCTGCTACTGGCGGGGCTAACAACCTCTCCTTAATATCTGTTACGGTGACGATGCCCTCTGGCTTGTACGCATCAGCCCCATGCCAAGCGTTACTAAACTGTGCCTCACTCTTATGCGCTAACCATTCACACGCATCCTTGTAGTCGTTGTGATGCCTAAACATACACGCCTTCGACCCCAACAGTTCAGCTACCTTCTTCGTGGCCTCCTTCCCCGGCTCATCGTTGTCAAAGCAAATAACCACCTTGTCGAATGAGTCAATCCACTCGAACGCTGCCTTACAGTCGGCTAACGCACCCTGAGCACCGGAGCGCACACTAACAGCAGGGAGGCTAGTCATTTGATGGACAGCCAAGGCATCGAACTCCCCCTCTGTCAGCGAGAGCACCTTCCCTCCCTGTTGGAAGCGACTTTGACCGAACAGCGTCGCACCCTTCCAGTCACCCTCGACCTTGAATGTCTTGTCAACACTCCTCACCTTGAACGCTATGGTCTCCCCTGTCTTGTTGTGGTAAGGGAATAACACCTCACCATCAGTGGTTTGCTCCACTTCGTAGGTACGCATGGTCGCATTGGTTAACCGTCGAGCTGGGAAAGCCCCCACATACGCATCAGAACGGGCTACAACGGGTTTCTTTGCCTCGGTGTATACATGGGTATGGGTAGAGGGTTCTATCGC